GGTGTTTCCTTGTCGGTCAGCTTAAAAGCGAAGGCTTTGTCTTGCAACTTCTGCCAAGGCTGGATGTTTCCAGGTAGAGCAACTGTTGTGTGAATCTTCACTAGTTGTCTACGGATGTCGCAACAAGAGTTGTTATCTCCTTCCAAACGTCGGGCCCATAACGTCTGGCGAGAAAGCTAACTCCTGGCAATCCCCTCTTAATCACTTTCAGGTCTAAGACCTGGCCGATCATTGCGGCTGCTTTTGCAGCCGACTTCGGGTCAACGTCTGTGTCAAACCCGTCATCTCCTCCGTATATGCCGAGCTGGTCGTAAGCCTCGTCATAATCCAACCCCATCAGCAAATAAGCCAAGAAGGCCGCAAATGCTGTAATCGTGGTATTCTTGGCACTCGTGTCGGCGCCCCCCGATAAGGTGGCCCACAAGGTGTCATAGACGATCCCAAAAGCCGTACGAGCCGACAAGTGGTGATGTCTCCCAAGAAGTTCCAACAGTTCCGCGTGGTACATAATATGAAAAGCGGCTGTGGTCATTTTCTGCCACAGTAGGTTGGTGACATTGCTGTTGTTTCCATCCATTCTCTCAAAGTCCTTCATCGCCCCATTGAACTTAGCCCTCATGGCAACCTCGGCCAAGCGATCCGCTGTTTCCAGCGGCGTCTTGCCGAATGCATACCATTTCTGACGCTTCAAGACGTGTTCAGTGAACGCGTACATGAAACGCGCGAAATCACGCTTGTCAGGTCCGCAGATTGTCGATATGCCTCTCGGATCATTGACTTTCTGGTAAGTCTCTCTCTTCACAAACTGGGCAGTCACACCTGTGGGGTTAGCATGCTCAGCCTGGTTGAGAATGGCTCGTTGCGATGGTCTGTTCTGTCGGGCATAAACCTCTTCGAAGTCCACTGGGTGCAATTTGTTACGCAACTCGGCGGGAATTGTCCTGTCAATGAACGCGTCCATAGCGTCCAGGACAAACTTCGACACCTTGATGTCAGGCTTGGCCAGCTTCTTCACACGATGATCCACCATCCGCTGTTCATTGTTTTTACATATTTCCGGGGCAAACGCACCATCCATGATAGGTCTCATGAACGCTACCATGGCAGGTTTTGCCTCCTCTTCATAATCAGCTGGACGGGGCATGTATTGGAAGTGGCGAACTGAGCTCACTAGGGAAACACGTTCCTTTGTGGGCGCTCCACTGAGGTGAAATTCCAGTAAAATTTCAGATCCATGCGACGAAATCTCACGG